AGGCAGAAAGGAGCCGGAACCTATCCGGATAAAAGGCGCGCTGGGTTCCTGAAAAAAATGAAACAAGTATTAAAATATCCGGGAGCAAAATCCCGGTTGGCAAACTGGATAGTTAATAATATGCCAAAACATAATGTGTATTTAGAACCGTACGCAGGTAGCTTGTCGGTACTGTTAAACAAGCCTCGCTGCCATATAGAAACAGTAAATGATCTGCATGGTGAGGTGGTAAATTTTTTCCGGGTGCTGAGAGATAAGCCGGACGAATTTAAAAGACTGATAGAACATACACCATACAGTAGAGAGGAATATGATCTGGCTTACCTGGAATCGGAAGATGACATGGAAAGAGCTAGGAGGTTTTGTGTTAGGTGCTGGCAAGGTTTTGGTTGTGCTAATTTGTATCATAATGGATTTAAGAGTGGTCAACAGACGAAGAGTCCAAATCCGGCAAAAGCATGGGCAGAATATCCGGATACTATCATCCAGGCAGCAAATCGTTTAAAGGGTGTTCAGATAGAGAATCTATCGGCACTGGAGATTATTAAAAGATATAATACATCAGATGTTTTCATATATGCTGATCCGCCGTATTTGCATAGCACAAGAAAAAATTATCTGTATAAACATGAAATGACAGATGATGATCATATGGAAATGTTGAATACGTTGAGGCAGCATCCAGGACAAGTGATGATAAGCGGCTATGAAAATGATTTGTATAATTCTGTGTTAAAAGGTTGGAGAAAAATAAAAAAAGATACGCTTGCAGAGAATGGAGTAAAGAGAGAAGAAGTTTTGTGGATGAATTACGATGATATACAGTTATCATTTGAAGTGAATTTCCCAGAGGTGATGCCATGATTAACGGAGAATTGATAGTGGACAACTTCGCAGGTGGCGGAGGAGCTTCCACAGGAATAGAATTAGCAACAGGATATAGCGTGGATATTGCAATCAACCACGATCCAGAAGCAATTAAGATGCATAAGGCGAACCACCCGAACACGAAGCATTATTGCGAAAATGTTTGGTCTGTTAATCCAGTAAAGGCATGCAATGGGCATCCGGTTGGACTTGCATGGTTCTCGCCGGACTGTAAGCATTTCAGTAAAGCAAAAGGTGGAAAGCCAAAGGATAAAAATATCAGAGGTCTTGCATGGGTAGCCTGCAGGTGGGCGGGACTTGTCCGACCGAGAGTCATCATGCTTGAAAATGTGGAAGAGTTTAAAACATGGGGACCGTTGAACAGAGGGCACCATCCGATCAAGGCAAAGCAGGGAAAAACATTTGAAAAATTTATACAGCAGCTAAATGATCTGGGGTACACTGTAGAATTTAAAGAATTGATTGCTGCCGATTATGGCGCACCGACCATGCGAAAAAGATTTTTTATGATTGCCCGGTGTGATGGTAAGCCAATCGTCTGGCCAGAGCCGACACACGCACCTGCAGACAGCGAAGAGGTGAAGAAAGGACTATTAAAGCCATATGTTGGAGCATACACACAGTTGGATTTTTCCTTGCCCTGTCCAAGCATCTTTGATACTTCGGAAGAAATCAAGGAGAAATACGGCATCCGGGCGGTAAGACCACTGGCACAAAAGACGATGGACAGGATAGCCAGAGGATTTATAAAATTCGTTTTGAATAATCCAAAGCCTTTTATCATTCAGTGTAATCATGGCGGTGAGCGTAGACCGAATGATATCAGAGAGCCGATGCCGACCATAACCGGAAAGCATGGATACGGGATTGTGGAGCCGGTGCTTGCGCCATATATGGGAACAAATACGACAAATCATCCAGGTGGAAATTGCAAAGATCCGATACATACGATCACTACAGGAAACCAGCAGTGTTTGATTAGCCCTACATTGATCCAGTATCATTCCGAGACAGCACAGGGAGAAGTCCGGGGACAGACAATAAAAGATCCGATCATGACCGTGGATGGTTCGAACCGGTATGGGCTGGTTGCATCGTTCTTGAGTAAATTCTACAAGAGTGGCACAGGACAGGATTTGAGAGAACCATTACATACCATAACTACATCACCTGGACATTTTGGAGAGGTCAGAGCTTTTTTAATAAAATATTATGGCCAAGGCGTAGGACAGGATATTGAAGAGCCTCTGGATACAGTAACATCGAGGGATAGATTTGGCTTGGTAACGATAAAGGGTGTAGATTACCGGATTGTAGATATTGGACTTCGGATGCTGGAACCAAGGGAGCTATACGGATGTCAGGGATTCCCGGACGATTACATAATTGATCACGACTATACCGGAAAAACATATCCAAGGAGTGAGCAAGTAAGACGTTGTGGGAACGCTGTTTGCCCGCCGATACCGGCTGCCTTGGTCAAAGCAAATTTGCCGGAATTGTGCGTGGCAAAGCGAACACCGAACATGAGAATAGAATCAGAGCAGACCGGGCAACTTCGGTTTGCCTAGGCATTTTTAAATTTTAAAACCAAGTATAAAATCCAAGCGATCATTTCGAAACAAGGCTGAAAGAATTGAGGTACAACAATGATTGATTGTAATATTTGCAAGCATAAAGAAGATTATTGTATAGAATGCAAAAACGGAGAGCTGTTCGAGAGGAAAAATGTGTCAGAATCCAAAAAAATATCAGTTAGTAACGGAAAAGAATATTGCGGACATTGTGGTTATTTGTGTGAATATGCCAGAGGATATAAAAAGTTTTATTGCATTAGGTGCGGCGGACTTAATTTAAGAAGTTGGAAGAATTGAGAGGTGGAGAAGATGAAGAAAGAAGTTGACGGAGTAGTAGTCGAGGCGAAAAGTATTTTAACTGCTCTAAAAATTATCAAGACAGTGTGCGAGGGTAACGAATGTCCGACTTGCCCCTTTGGAAAGAATGATAATACAACTGGGAAAACACTTTGCATGATTAAATGCACAACACCCGATGTATGGATTATTAATGACGAGACTGACGTATGGAGGGCATTAAGTTGAACAAAACAAAAAAAGAAAGAGTAACCGACCTATCAATCATTGTGCAAATGATAAAGAATAAGCCTTATTATGAAGTAAAGTACAGGAATATCGAAGAGAGCGACTATAGAATCGGGTATAGCTCATACGACTTGAAGACTGTGCTAGAATTTATCGATAAATGCTTTGAAATCGTCGAAAACAACTCACTGAGCAATGCCGACCGGATAAGAGGAATGTCAGACAAAGAGTTAGCAGAATGGATTACGAACATATGCGATATTGAAAGGCACGGAAAGCTATATAAGTCAATTTATAACCTTGATACAGAGCAGGAAGAAGAAATCCATGACAGTTATGGAGATTTACTAAAATGGCTTCAATTAGAAGCGGAATAGCTTAGAAGAAAAGAGGATGAACAATGAGTGAAGAATTAAGACCATGCCCGTTCTGTGGCGGGAAAGCAAAAGTAAAAGCAGTAAAGAAAGATTATATAGGGTTTACAGTATGGTGTGCTTGTAACTGCGGTGCAAGGACAAGTGGGTTTTGCCCAGATATGAGCAAAGAGGATGACACGATAGAAAATATCGAGAAGTCTAAGAAAAGAGCTATTAAAGCATGGAACAGGAGGGCAAACGATGAGATTGATTGATGCAGATAAACTATTAGAGCTGATAAAAGAACAGAAAGAAAGAGAGATAGGAGGATATACAAAAGGCATAAATGCTGGCCTGAATATCGCAAAGAGTATTATCAATGATAAAACACAAACTCCGACCGCCTACGATGTAGATAAGGTTGTGGAGAGGTTGGAAAAGAAGATACAGACGCATGAGTGTTGTATGGAATATGAAAAGAAAAATGGAACGATAACAGAAGAATTTCAGCAAAGAAAAGCTGTTGAAGTGTTGAAAGGTGCAATAGAGATTGTGAAAGGCGGTGGAGTGAATGGCTAAGTGGAATGCAAGCGTGGGTTTGCAACTTTCGATTGATTATGATGACATCGAAGCTGATACACAGGAAGAAGCAGAACAGATTGCAAAAGACAGAGCATTGGAAGATATCAACTGGAACAACTGTGAATGTGATGCTGACAATCCGATTGTGTATTGTTGCTACAAGGAGGGAACAGAAGATGAGTAGAGTGTTACCAATTTTATTCAACATGGAAATGGTTCGGGCAATTCTGGATGGGAGAAAGAGTTGTACGAGAAGAATAATTAAACCACAACCGCAAGGATATTTTGAAGCAAGCGAAGAACCGCTGCATATATATGATACAGACGGAAAACAAGGCAAAATTACACCACCATATCAGCCGGGCGATATCCTCTATGTCAGAGAAACATGGAAACAGGCTCCAAATGGATATTATTACTACGAGGATTGGCAGAGAGATGATATTGCAGATATTACAAAATGGAAACCATCCATCCACATGCCGAAAGAAGCAGCACGAATTTGGCTAAAGGTCAAGAATGTGAGGGTAGAGCGGCTGCAGGAGATGAAGCCGGTTGATGTGATAAAAGAGGGAGCTTATCCTGATTGTTGGGATTGTCTTAATACATACGAAGAAAGCGGTTCGCAGTGCTGTTATGGGACAGAAGAACAGTGCAGTCAATGTGATGGAGTGATGATGGAATGGGAAAAACTTTGGAACTCCACCATCAAGAAATCCGACCTTGACTGCTACGGTTGGAATGCAAACCCTTGGGTGTGGGTTATCGAATTTGAGCGGTGCAAAAAGCCGAAAGGAGAAAATTAGATGAACGATAGATATTTATTTAAGGAGCACAGAGGATTTTGAGAGCAAAGAAGATATGTGTAGTGTGCGGAAAAGAGTTTGAGCCCCGGGTGAATAATCAGAAGTGTTGTTCACCTGAGTGCTCAGACGTTCAGAAAGTTAAAAGAGCCAAGGCTTCATATGAAAAGCACAAGTGCCAGGCAAAGAAGAAAGAAAAGCCCAAGGCAAAAAAAGAAGACCTTGCAAAAGCCAACGAGGTAGCCCGGAACAGTGGCATGAGCTACGGGCAGTACATGGCGGAGAAGTACAGAGCGGAACAGCTCGAGACGATAGGAGAGAGGAAAGTGAAGAAAAAAGAAAGCGTGTTTGCAGGCAGGCTTGAGCTTGCGCTGAAAGAAAAGGACATCACTCAAAAAGAGCTTGCCATAAAGATTGACATATCACCGACTACAATCAATGATTATGTGGTTGGCAGAAGAGAGCCGAACACGAGAACTAAATTAGCAATAGCTCAGGGGTTGGGAGTTGGTATAGGCTATCTGCTAGGCAAAGACAGCGTAGGAGTGGATGAGCTCTTATCAATGATTGACGACAAAGAGAACAGCTTGAGCACACCAATAGAAAGACGACTGATCTACCACACGGCCAAGGTGGTGTTGCAGGAGCTGATCCTGACTTACAAGGAGGCACAATGACCAAAGAAAGACTATCTCAACTCTACTACATCACCAAGGAATTGAGGATGTGGGAGGACGAATTAGAAGGACTAAGTACCCGGGCAAGACACCCGATTGATACACCAAGACAGAAAGTAACATCTGATACCACCGGCAGTGTAGCCACAAGACGAACCAACCTTGAACACATGATAGCTCACAAGCGGGCGGATCTCGAAAAGGAAAAGAGTGAGCTGACTGCTTACATAGTTGAAATTGAGGACTCGTATATCAGACAGATAATGTATATGAGACACGTTAAGATGTACACATGGCACAAGATTGGCAGTGAACTCAATGTATCACCTGATGCTGCGAGGATGGCACATGATAGATTTTTGAAGGAGAATACATGACCAGAATAGAGGATATGAGAGAAGCTGCTAAATAGGCAGCTTCTTTTATTACACGAAAAAGAGTGTAAAATATATCAAGAGAAATTGCAAAAGAGAATAAAATATATCATTCACAATACACTTTATAAGGTGTATTATAATATCAGAAACAAGGAAAACAAACAACAGAGAGGTAAAGAAAATGAAATTAAATGGAACAGAAAAACAAATCAAGTACGCAAACGACATAATCAATGATGCTCTTAACACGTGCCAAGCAAACATTGATAGAATGACAACATCAAAAGCCCCGATATATGAAGATATGATTCAAGCATTTAAGGAGTGCAAGAAAGCTCTCGAGGATTCAATCAAAGATGTAACAGAAGCGTCCATAATTATAGAGAACAAAAGCCAATTTAACACTAACAGAATCATACGAATGGTCGAGAGAAGAACAGAAGAAATAGCGGCAGAGAGAAATAGAGGTAAGGGAAATGAGTAAGAAAGCTCAGATGTAAGGAGGCTTGGTTAAATGATTGTGTACAAGGATATTTTATCCAAGCTATCGGAAGCCGGATATAACACAACAACAATTCGGAAAGAGAAGATACTATCCGAATCGACTCTGACCAAAATAAGGAATAACGAACCAATAAGGCTTGATTCATTGGAAGCAATAAGCAAGCTGACACATGAGCCGGTTGAAAACTTGGTAGAGTTCAAGTAGTTCGTTCAGTTCGGCTAGAATAAAATATAATGTAAAATATAGGAACCACCCGAAAGGGTGGTTTTTTAGTGCGCAAAAATAGGTGAAGAAAATTGTATAGAAATATAAGAAATTACGAGAACGTGACAAAAATGAATATACAGGGTGTTGGGATGTACGACATACCGGCAATAGCACCGGCAGAGTACCAGGAGGCAGAGCTGATAAGCTTCAACTATGCCAAGTCATGCAAGAGCCCGGCTGATAAGGCAGTACATTTCTTTGTTGATGATTATCAATTCAACAGGGTTTGGAACTGCGCTGATGATTATATCCCGATGCTTAGAAAGTTCAAGTATGTATGTACGCCCGACTTTAGTCTGTACACAGACCACCCTAGAGCCCTTCAGATTTATAACCACTATAGAAAACATTGGTGTGGTGCCTACTGGCAGGCTCACGGTATCAGAGTAGTGCCAACAATTGGATGGAGTGACGAGGCTAGCTTTGCATGGTGTTTTGACGGAGAGCCAACAGACAGTGTAGTGGCTGTCAGTTCTGTAGGAACACAGAACAGTGAATATAGCAAGGAACTATTTCTTGCCGGATATAGAGAAATGATGAAGAGATTGACCCCGACACACATTATCTTTTATGGCAAGGTGCCAAAAGAGTGCGAGGGAAACATAATCAGAGTTGAGAGCTTGTCAGAGAAGCTCAAAAAGCGAGGTACGTTGAATGAGGTATAGGGCACAGATTTTTGGAGGACGCGGAGGCGGTTCCGGCCGTGGTGGCGGTGGATGGTCTGATAGTGAAGTGGGAGCTACACCAGCTAAATTCATGTACAACGGCGCTAAAAGAAAGACCGGCGGCGAAGATGGCTATGTCAAAAATTCAAAGTATGAAAATGGACTACATGATATAGATGGTGGCAAGACCACAGCAGAACAGTTTGCCAACCAGTTCAAAACGCGTGAAGAGCTCGACAAAGTACACAATTACCTTGTCGATAAAAACGCAAGCGTCAATGCAAAGATTAGACAGCTCAAGAGTGCTGATGAATTGAGGAAGAACCCGAAGCTATACCATGAAGCGAAAGCCACGCGAGAGGCAAGCAATGCAGTCAATGACCGTAGAAGCAAGGTAACACCTGTAAAGGCAGAAAAGACAGTAAGAAAGGCTGACGATGAGTATACCTCATCAAGAACCTCAACATACGACAGATGGTACAAACGAAATCGTGATAATTTCGCAGCATATTATTTTGGAAGCAAAGGAAAGAAATAAGAATGAATCTACAGTTTTTCGGTGGCAGAGGTGGAGGAAGTGGCAGAGGTGGAGGAAGTGGCAGAGGAAAAAGCTCAGGTTCAAGCGATGGCGGGGAACTGGGCGGAACAGTTGCTATACACAGACAGATGGAACCCGATGAGCATAACAGAGCCACAGTTGAGAGATATTACATGACGGGCAACCGTAATGTATTAACCAGCTGGGACGAGGACGGCAATGAACTCGACCATGAGATAACTATACAGGAACCAGTGAGACTAACGTTCAAGACGCGAGCAGAGGCAGTAGCCTATGCCAAAAAGATGAAATATAAATACATGAATCTGTAATAGAAAAGAGGTGAGCAGCGTTGAAGCTGACAGCGAAACAAAAAATATTCTGTGATGAATACATCATCAGCCTTAACGCTACTCAGGCGGCAATCAAGGCAGGATATTCAAAAAAGACAGCGAGGAAGATAGCAGCAGAAAACCTGACAAAACCAGTCATTCAAAACTATATCTCCGAACGAATGAAGCAGAAAGAAAGCTCATTGATAGCCACACAGGATGAAGTGCTCCAATACCTGACATCGGTACTGAGAGGAGAGAGCCAGACAACAGACACAGTGTTAGTCGGAATTGGTGATGGCTGTCAAAAGGTACAGGAAGTGGAAAAGAAGCCAAGCGAGAAAGACCGGCTCAAGGCAGCAGAACTGCTCGGCAAGAGGTACGGACTGTACACCGATAAGATATCGGCTGATGTTGATATGTCACTTGATATATCAATTGATTACGGTGATGGCGATGAAGATTAAACTGCAATTCAATAAGAGCTTTAAGAAAGTAGACAGATGCACCAAGCGCTATATCGTGATGAAAGGCAGCGCCGGAAGCGGTAAGAGCGTGGACACTGCACAGAATTACATCCTGCGCTTGATGCATGACAAGGGCAGAAACCTCATGTGTGTGCGCAAGGTAGATGTTACCAACAGAGATTCAACCTTTGCTGAACTGCAAAGCGCGGTCTTTAAGATGTTCGGGGACAGGTACTCCGATTATTGGTACATCAATGAATCAGCTATGAAGATGCGCTGTAAATCGAATAACAACGAGATTATTTTTCGAGGTGTAAAAGATGATAAGCAGAGGGAAAAACTCAAGTCAATTACATTTAAGAAGGGAAAGCTCACTGATGTCTGGATAGAGGAAGCCACAGAGTTGACACAAGCAGACTTTGAAATTATTGACGACCGACTTAGAGGAGAGCTTCCACCCGGACTATTCTATCAGATCCGGCTGACGTTCAATCCGGTATCTGCTACCCATTGGATTAAGGCAGTATTTTTTGACCGGGTTGATGAGGATGTAATGACTCACTCGTCAACCTATCTCAATAATCGGTTCATTGATGCAGCGTACCACAAGCGAATGCTCAGGCGTAAGGAAGTAGACCCGGAAGGCTATCGGGTGTATGGGCTTGGAGAGTGGGGAGAGACAGTAGGCCTTATTCTTCATAATTGGGAAGTCGAGGAAGTGTCACAGAACTATGAAGACTACGACGACGTAGCGGTAGGGCAGGACTTCGGTTTCAACCACGCTAATGCGGTGTATGTATATGGCTATCGTGATGGTGACATATATGTGCTCAAGGGCTTGTATGGATATGAAAAGGACACAAGCGAGTGGATAGCCGAAGCGGATGAGATACCGAAAGACAAAGTAATGTGGTGCGACTCAGCAGAGCCTGACCGCATCAAGACGTGGAGAACTGCAGGGTGGAGAGCCCGGCCGGTGAATAAGGAAGCAAACAGCGTTAAGGCTCAAATAGACTGGATCAAGGGCAGACACGTACACATACATCCTTCCTGCACGAACTTCATCAAGGAAATAGAACAGTGGAAATGGAAATACGACGACGTAAGGAACATGTACCTCGATGAGCCGGTACCATTTTTCGATGATGCGATGGCATCGATGAGATACGGCATTGAGGGTTGGCGAAAACCGAAGGCACACTTAAATACAGGACTGAAAGGCGGACTATAATGGCAGCACCAGACGTATACAGAATTGCAGACAACCAAATTATGGATGAAATACAACTTGCAAAGTACATAGCCAAGAACGACGAGAAGGTAGCCCAGAAGTACGAGAAACTGCAAAAGGCTTATAAGACTGACTATGACATTTTTCATCAGGCAAAAAAGCCTGATTACAAGCCGGACAACAGGATAGCTGTCAACTTTGCAAAATATATCACAGATACCATGAACGGCTTTTTTATTGGAATCCCGATAAAGGTGAGCTCAAAGGACAGCTCGGTTGATGACTATATCAACTATCTAGATGTCTACAATGGCCAGGACGACAACAATGCAGAGCTTGCCAAGACTATGAAAATCTACGGCAGAGGCTATGAGATGTACTACGTTGATGAAGAGGGAAATGTTGGCATCACGTACCTGGACCCGATGGAGTCATTCATGATTTACGATGAGTCGATACTGATGAGGCCTCGCTACTTTGTCAGAATCTACAAAGACACTGAGGGAATCCGCCACGGCTCCATATCGAACGAGACCACAGTTCAGTACTTTGACATTGACGGAGGCTTGCACTTCCGGACAGATGAGGAAAAGGTACACGGCTTCGACGGAGTGCCGGCAACTGAGTATATAGAGAACTCGGAGAGACAGGGCATCTTTGAGTCAGTGCTGTCAATGATTGATGCATACAACAAGGCATTGTCAGAGAAGTCAAACGATGTTGACTACTTCGCAGATGCATACATGAAGATACTTGGAGCCAAGCTCTCAAAGTCGGAACTGGAAGCTATAAGAGACATGAGAATCCTTAACTTCGAGGGAGAGGACGGCTCGAAGATTATAGCTGACTTCATGAGCAAGCCAAGCGCTGACACGACACAAGAGAATCTACTGGAGAGAATCGAGAGATTAATCTTTCTAATCTCAATGGTAGCCAATATCAATGATGAGAACTTCGGAACATCGTCAGGCATTGCACTGAAGTATAAGCTTCAGTCAATGAACAATCTAGCAAAGACCGAAGAGCGTAAGTTTACAAGCGGAATGAATCGGCGGTACAAGCTCATCTTTTCAAACCCTGTAAGCGGAATGAAAGCAGATGACTGGCTCAAGGTTGATATTAAGTTTACGAGGAACTTCCCAGCAAACGAGCTTGAGGAGTCACAGATAGCCGGTAATCTGTCCGGCATTACATCGAAGGAGACACAGCTCAAGGTCTTATCAGTCGTTGATAACGTCAATGACGAGCTTGACAAAATCAAAAAAGAGAATGAGCTCGATACAGAGGGTTACGAGGTGAATAGAAGTGTACTGGCAGAACAGGCAGAAGCAGTTGACCAAGGCCTTGGAGAAGAACGAGGCAGAACTAAAGAAGAGATTAACAACAGCATATGATGGGCAGTACTCGAAGCTCGATAAGGAGATAGCAGCATACTATCAGACCTATGGAACCGACAATGTGATTGAGTATCGCAAGCTTATGCAGGCACTGCCGGAAAAGGAGTACAACATCCTCATGCGAGACATAGAGCTCTTCTGTGTCAGGCATCCGGAATATGCACACCTGGCACCGGCTAGGCGCAGTGCATACATTATCAACAGGCTTGAGGGCTTGCAAATGTCTGTAGAACTTGAACGGCTTGAGCTGATGGCTGAGGAAGAAAGCCAGCTTAAAGCTCATCTCGATGAGATAGACAAGCGAGGCTATGAGGCAGTGATTGAAAAGACCGGGGCAGTCGGTACAGTCAACAGAGATATAGTCAAGGCAGTAGTTAATACCGACTGGAGTAAGTCAGGAAACTTTTCGAGCAAGATATGGACCCGAACAGCCAACCTCGCTAAGGTATTAAACTCCGAAATATCGGCAGGCTTTGCCAGGGGAGATAATTATCAGAAACTGACAAAGATCCTGAGACAGAAGTTTAGCGCGAGCCAGAACGAAGCTATGAGGCTAGTGTATACAGAGGGCACATACGTGCTCAATGAGTCCACAGCCCAAGCGATAGAGCAGACCTTTGACTACTACTCTATAGCCCCGATCGAGGACGGCAAGGCTTGCCAAGTGTGTTTAGACATTGCGGCAAGCACCAAGGCTAGCCCGGTAAGATACTCGGCAAGAATAGCGGGCGTCAACTTCCCGCCATTCCACCCTTGGTGCAGGTGTTCAACATACATCGTGATACCAGACAAGCAGGCGTGGATTGAGAACTACGTCAGGACACATGGCGGTGATCCAGCCGTCAGCTCCGAACAGAAAGACAAGGCTAGGGAATTAGTGAGGGCTTTTACATGAGAAGAATAGTGATCTGTGGTGCCAGATGGTGCGGACCATGCAAGCATGTACTCAACACATTGAGAGTACAGGTTGAGCAAGAGTGCCCCGGCACTACTGAATATATAGACCTGCAGGAAGAGCCGCAGGCGATTGACAAATACAAAGTATATAAAATCCCAATGGTGATACTCGAAGAGGACGGAAAGCCTCTGAGGAGCTACGTTGGGACATATCCAAACCACCTTGAATTAGTCCGGTGGGTAAAAGGAGAAAAGGATGATAGAGATTTGTGAGACATCGACAAGTCTGGCAGTAAACGGCCACGCCAATGCAGGAGTTAAGGGCGAGTCGGTACCGTGCGAAGCGGTAACTGCCATGATTAACATGTTCGTGATGGGCGTCGACCACTATCAGAAGATCGAATATGAGCTTGAGAGCGGGCATTTTTACATCAATTTGAAGCAGATAGTATATGTCTGTGACCCGATTCTTGAAGCATTGAAATTAGGCTTGCAATCCGTAGCAGAAGCATATCCGGAATACATCAGCTACGAAAAAGCATAGAACTGGCCAAGCATTGAAGCCATAAAAAGCTATGGAATGACCAAGCGTTGAAGTCGTTAAAAGCCACGGAATATAAGTTAAGCATTGGAACTCTAAACTATGGAAGGAGAAACAGCATGAAAAAGAAATTGAACTACTGGACACAGCTCTTCGAGGACGGCGCAGACGATACCAAGGGAGCAGATACCAAGAACACAGACACTAAGAACACTGACAACTCTAAAGATAGCAAAGCGGGCGATGACTCCAAAGACGGCTCCAAGGGAGATGACAAAAAGGGAGAACCCGAAAAGAAGTATACCGATGAGGATGTCAATAGAATCATTCAGGAGAGACTCAAGAGAGAGCGCGAGAAGGCAGACGAGGCCAAGAAGCTTGAGAACATGACAGCTCAGGAGCGTGCAGAACATGAGAGAGACGCACTCCAAAAGGAGCTTGACGAGCTCAAAAAAGCTGACGCACTCAACAAGATGGCACAGGAAGCCCGCAAAATGCTCTCAAATGAGAAAATCAACATTTCTGATGGCTTAGTTAATATGATGGTAACATCAGAGGCCAAGACCACTAAGGAGAACGTTGACAACTTTATCAAAATGTTCAAGGCAGCAGTCCAGGATGCAGTTAAGGACAGCCTGAGAGGCAAAGCTCCGACAACAGGCGGAAGTTCAACTCTGACTCGTGCCGAACTCGACAAGAAGCTGGCTGAGATCGCTAGTCCTGCAGAGAGACAGCGATTGATAGCTCAACACATTGATTTGTTCACGAAAGGAAAATAATTATGAATAAGAACAGAACTATTGCATACAAGACACAGCTCTTCGCACCGGAGACCAACACCACAGTCGCAGCAGACCTTGAGCCGGTCATTTCGATTGACCATACTAATCAGTTGGTAGCAGGCATCAAGTCACTGCTCACAGTACTTGGCATTGTAGATATGAAGCCAATGGCAGAGGGTACTACTGTCAAAATGTACAAGACCACACAGAAGAACACACCAGATCAGGTTGCTGAGGGCGAGGTAATCGGTCTTACAAAGGTAGAGAGAAAGCTCGTTAAGACTTTTGAACTCGTGCTTAAGAAGTTCAGAAAGTCTACCACAGCCGAAGCAATCCAGAAGGTCGGCAAGGATAAGGCAGTCAATGAGACTGATACAGTATTCATGAGAAATATCCAGAAGGGTATCAAGGCTGACTTTTTCGCATTTATCAAGGCAGGGACAGGTGTAGCAACAAACCTTGCAGAGAAGAAAGCTACAGCTTCAAACTCTATTCAGGGAGCTATTGCAGGCGTGTGGGCTAAGCTTTCAGCTTACTTTGAGGACATGGATGTAGAGCCTATCTACTTCCTTAATCCACTCGACATTGCTACATACCTTGCCAACACATCTATCACAGTGCAGACAGCCTTCGGCTTCCAGTACGTAAAGAACTTCCTTGGACTCGGCACTGTAGTGCTTGACAACTCCATAGAAGTTGGCAAGGTGCAGGGTACTGTTAAGCAGAACCTTAACGCTGTATATATCCCAACATCCGGAGCAGTAGGATCTACCTTTGGTATGACATCAGACGAGACCGGCATGGTGGCTATGAAGCACTTCCTCGACGATAAGACTGCTGCCATCAACACACTTGTGTTCGAGGGTGTGACTTTCTACGCTGAGGATGCATCGGGAATCTTCACAGCTCCGATTGCTGTAGAAGCAGCCGCAGTTGCAGCATCTGATCAGAAATAGGAGGTAGCCGATGATAGACAGAGTTAAGGAGAGAATCAAGAAAAGACTGTCTGATGAGGAAATCAATGATGATGTCATGGACGAAATCAATCAGATAGTCACTGACCGCTTGTGTCTGCGCCTTGGAGTATCTGAGGATGCTTTTCCGACTCTGTTTGAGTCGATCGTAGTTGATGCTTGCGTCAAAGCATGGCGCAAGTGCTACTACGAGGGCGTATCTTCCGAGGGAGTCGGCAGTCTGTCCAACACGTTCATTGATGATGTGCTCGCAGAATACGCAAGCGAAATTGACAGTTGGGTGAATGCCAACGAAAGCTCGAAGAAAAGGACGGTGCACTTCTTATGAGATGGACGCGAGTAACAATATACACCACAGTGGACGGAACAGAGGACGAGCTTGGCAATCCTGTGAAGGATGTAGTGGAACTCTATAACGGCCGTGCACGTATAAGCCCTTGGACAGATGAAAGCGTGCAGGCAAACGGCAGGGAAGTGACCAAGAACGAGATACAGTTCGCGGTTCCTTGCGACTATGAGAAACTCAAGAACGCTAAAGTCCTTGAGAATAACTGCAAGGCATTCGACATCACGGAAGTGACTGAACTAGCCCCACGCTGGACACTGATAAAAGCTAAGAGGTACAACACATGAGCATACAAGTGAAAGGCACTGACAAGCTTGTAGAAGCACTCTCTCAGATGTCACAGGCAAGGTTTGATGCAGTCTGTCAGGTCTCAGCATCGAACATATACAATCGTGGCAAGACTGACGGAGGTACACCGGTAGACACAGGCGAGCTGAGACAGTCGTTAACAATCGGGACTATAGACCACGGCACAGAGGTTGGATATACCAAGGACTACGCTCCACATGTCGAGTATGGACACAGAACACGAGGCAGTGGGTATGTTGAGGGACAAAGATACCTTGAACGTAATGTGGAGAAAGAGAGACCTGAATTTAAGCAGCTACTTATTGACAACATAGAGAGGTTGGTGAAGTGATGCTACAGCAATTCAGCATTGTCGAGCTGATAAAGCAGATACAAAAGACGGTGCTATCCGGTACCGGCAAAAAATGCTATGACCACGTAGAAGAAGGGCAGGCTTCACCATTCTACTACGCAGAGTTGGTTCAGAGTAAGCCTGCTAATACCAAGACTATGTACGTGACAGAGTACACAATCAACATACATGTGGTGTCAGAGAGTGGCAAGACATCTGTCCCGCTCTTCAAGGAGATACAGGCACTCGAAGAGGCTATGACGGCTGACATTGATATACCAGAGCCTTATGAGCTTATTTATCAGATGTACAATGGTATTCAGTCAGCATACAAAGAAAAAGACACCAACGAGAAACATGCAGTCCTTAACTATACGTTCAAGATTTGCTATGGATATATGATGAAGTAAAGGAGATACGATATGAAATACAACAAACAGTTATTCGGAAACGAAGCCGCCTCAGAGACAACAACAGGCTTTGACAAGGGCGCTTACTGTGATTTTTCAGCGAACGCCGTAAAGGCACTTGCCGGAAAAGACATCTTACTTGCAGTCTGGAATGCAGAAGGTACAGCTATCAGTGCTATTGCAGGTCAGCAGACCCTTAAGCTCAATCGTTCGGCTGATTCTATTGAGGTAACAACCAAGGATTCAGGCGATGATTGGAAAGCATACATCCCAGGGGCTAAAGAGTGGTCAATTGACACTGATGGTCTTTACATCAACACAGATGCATCAATGCAGGCGCTCTCAAAGGCTTTTGAGGACAGCACTCCAGTATGCATTAAAGTATACAACAAAAAAACCAAAAAGAGTATGTTTGGCGGTCTTGCAGTTATTACAGACTTCCCACTTGAGGCACCTTATGACGACTCAATGACTTACTCTATCTCACTCAAGGGGCAGGGCAAGCTCGTGGATCTGAGCTCTAACCCTGTAACACCTGATACATTACCTGCATAACAAGCAGGGGCTATATGCCCCTGCCTATTTTCAAAAAAGGAGAAAATACAATGTTCGAAGTAAATGGAAAACAGTACGATTTCAAATTCAATACAGAGAGAATCTCGATTATAGAAGCTGCTGCCAAGACAGCTATCATGGGTGAATATTCAAACACCAACGGCTTATTCTCGCTCAAGACCATGAACTCAATGTTCCAGCTTTCAGCTAAAGAGGTAGGCTCTGACAAGTTCCTTGGACAGACAGAGGGTGCCAAGCTCTTCGAGGATGCACTCAAGGAGAGAGGCTATGCCACTATCGCAGTGGAGATTCAGTCAGCCCTTATGAGAGATACACCTTTTTTATTCCAGGCCAACTAATCGCTAACGAGTATTTCAACGAGCCAAACGAGACCCCGGCAGAGAAAGAGCTGAGAAGGCCCTACCTGCAGGATATAGATTTTGCTTGGTTCGTTGTTAATTTCAACTATACGAAAGCCGATTATTTGGCTCTGACTCCACGCGAAAAAGCCTTCATATACAAGGCTTATGAAACTAAGACGGTCAATCAATCAACTCTGCTAAGAGATACAGTTCTGAACGCTATAAGCAACAGCAAGCGTAGACGAGGGGCGAGCGTGTTCAAGCTATGGAAAAAGCGAGCCAAGAAGGCTGACATATCCACAGTTCGAGATAACATGAAAGTCATAGCAGAGATTGAGAAGAACGAAGTAGGTTGGATAGATAAGATATATGCAGCCAACGGATGGACAAGGAAGTAGGTGAAACATGGCTGACTATACATTAAGCGTTGACGTCACGGCGAATGACCACGCGAGCGAGACGTTTAAAAAAATACAGGACAATGCAAAAAATTTCAAATCAACCGTAGAGAATGCCGGGCAGTCTATGCAGAAGTTTGGCGAAAAGTCAGAATCAGTCGGCAAGAATCTCACCAAGTCAGTTACCACACCTATAGTTGGAGTTGGAGCAGCCACAGCAAAGCTTGCTACAGATTTTGGAAGCTCAATGGCCAAGGTTAGCACTATCGCCGACACGACACAGGTACCTATCGGAGGCCTGAAAGAGTCTATCCTTGAGCTTTCAGATGATACCGGTGAGGCGGCATCTGACATAGCTGAGTCAGTATATCAGGCTATATCAGCCGGACAGTCAACAGGCGAGGCGGTCAACTTCGTTACATCGTCTACGAAACTTGCAAAAGGTGGCTTCACTGATGCAGCCACATCAGTAGACACACTGACAACTATTCTTAACGCTTACGGTGATAAGGCGGGCGACGTAACAAGCGTATCTGATAAGCTTATCATGACTCAGAACTTAGGAAAGACGACTGTTGACCAGTTGGGCGCTTCAATGGGTAAAATTATCCCAACGGCCAACATGTACGGAGTGAGCCTTGATAACATCACATCTGCCTACGTTACCACTACCAAGAATGGTATCGCTACAGCAGAATCAACAACATACCTTAACAGTATGCTTAACGAGCTCGGAAAAGCAGGCACCGATGTATCTGACATGCTGAAAGAGAAGACAGGTAAGTCATTCCAAGAGCTGATGGAATCCGGTATGTCATTAACTGATGTACTTGGCATTGTCCAGGAAGCTTGTGCGGAATCCGGCAAGTCAATCGGTGATGTGTTCAGTTCGCAGGAGGCGGCAAAGGGTGCGGCTACACTTGTACAGCACGCGGACGACTTCAACAGCGCCATGCAGTCTATGGCTAATTCAGCAGGTGCCACCAACGAGGCATTCAATAAGATTGACAGCTCAAGCGCGGAGAACTTTGCGAAAGCACTCAACCGCTTGAAAAATGCAGGCATACAGTTTGGCGAGGCAGTAGTACCGGTAGTAGTTCCAGTGCTCACGGAATTGGTAAGCGTTGTTATAAGCGCGTCCGATGCATTTAACAGCCTTCCTGAGCCAATGCAGGATATGATAGTTAAAGGCTTGGCTATAGCGGCAGCGGTAGGACCGGTAGTAACCGTGTTTGGTAAGGTCACAGCAGTGGCAGGCAAGGTAACAAGTGGCTTCGGTTCAATCGCCGGCAAGCTCGGAGGTCTAGGCAGTGCGGCATCATCAGCAAGTGCACCGGTATCGAGCGCGGGCGCGGCAACAGGAGCACTTGCAAAAAATGCACTCGGACTCATAGCGGCAGGAGCTGGCATCCTATTGGCTTCGGCAGGCTTAGCACTGCTTGCATACTCAGCAATTCAGTTGGCTCAGGCGGGGCCTACAGCAATATTAACTATGGTTGGAATGGTAGCGGCAATCGCACTTCTTGCAGTAGGAGCGGCAGCATTGGCACCGGCACTCACAGCCGGAGCAGCAGGACTCTTGGCATTCGGCGCGGCTATCCTCATGGTGGGAGCAGGAGTGGCGCTGGCGTGTGCCGGTGTAGCTCTACTTGCTACTCAACTACCGACCATATCAGAATATGGACAGTCGGCAGCAGTGGGGATTATAGCTCTCGGTGTGGCTCTAATGTCATTCGCAAGTGGTGCCACTATGGCAGGAGCCGGAGCTTTGATTCTTGGCGCTGGCTTATTGGTGGCAGGAGCCGGAGCCCTCACAGCGGCGGCAGGAGTAACATTACTGGCTGTCGGAGTGGTGGCGCTTGGTGCAGGCATTATAGTCGTAGCAGCAGGAGCTAATCTCTTGGCAGCAGGGCTTGTGGTATGCGGTGCAGGGCTCGTAGTTGTGTCCAACAATGCGGGTACAGCCACGGCGGGACTTGTGGCATTCACACTTGCGGTAGCGGCAGCAATTATTCCAATCACGGCAGGAGCGGGGGTAACAGCTGCATTCACT